CTTTTTTCCAAGCAAATCACGGAGCGTACGGCATTGGTAGTGGGGGTCAACTTGCTCTTGGCTACCTGTATTCAATTGTCAAACCTGATATGGAGTTAGCCTACGCCAAGCGACACGCTAGGAAAGCGGTAGAGATCGCGTCGGTCCTTGACTCTAATACTGGTAAGCCAATACAGTTAGTGGTCCAGGAAAGGATGTAGTTATGGAAGTTAATTCAATACATATGACAGATGAATACGCTGCTCATTACTTTTATGAAATGGGTTGGAAGGCTTGCAGATTAGCCTACAAATTACACGAAGAGGCTAACAATGACAGCGACTGATCCAAAAGAACTCCTGCTCACTGCACTACGTGCAGGTGATGCGAAGCGTTCACGTTCTACACAGGTACAGATTGGACCATCAGAGTTAGGTGGCTGTCGTCGTAAGGTCTGGTATAGATTAAACGATCAACCTGAAACTAATGACAACGAGATGAAGTTAGCAGCCATTATGGGTACTGCTATCCACGCAGAGATTGAGCGAGCACTAGCAGACAACCCTGATGTGATGATTGAAACTGGGGTTGAGTACAATGGTATGAAAGCACACATTGACTGCTATGTGCCAGGTACTGGTGATGTCATTGACTGGAAGACAAGCAAGGTAAAGAACCTTTCTTACTTCCCATCAACACAGCAACGCTGGCAGGTGCAGACATACGGTTACCTACTAGCAAAGAACGGTCACGATGTAAAGCGTGTATCTTTAGTTGCCATTGCACGTGATGGTGATGAGCGAGACATCAAGGTACATACAGAAGATTATGATGAGACAGTTGCACTGCAAGCATTGAACTGGTTAGAAGCAATCAAGGTAGCAACAGAGGCACCAGATCCAGAACGAGATAGTAGTTACTGTAAGTTCTATTGTAAGTTCTACGATGCATCAGGTGAGATGGGATGCGTTGGTATAAAAAAAGAACATACAGCAGTCAGTGATGTAATCATTGATGATGCTGATATTGACAGGAATGCACTGCTGTACTTACAGTTAGCAGCACAGATTAAAGAGTTAGAAAAGCACCAAGATTCTTTGAAGACTTCTTTTGAAGGACTACTAGGCACTACGCATAGTGGAGTAGAAGTCAGTTGGACAACTGTCAAGGGTCGTGAAAGTATTGACAGTGAAGAGATAGAAAAACTACTTGGGTTTGTACCTAGGAAGTTTGGTAATGAATCACAGCGGTTACAAATCAAACAAACTGGAGGAAAGTAAATGGCTGCAAATGCAACAACAAAAATCCAAATCAACTATGGCAAGGATGGCGTACTCGTTAATGTTTACGCAGACAATCAAGCAGAATTAGAATCGCTATTGGCTAGTGTGCAAGATGTATCTTCATTGATTAACTCTGTCAATGGATCACTACGTGGCACACCAGCACCAACAGTTGCATCGGTTGCAGAATCTTTTAATGCAACACCAGTTGCAGCACCTGCTCCAGTAGTTACTGAAGGACAGGCACCTACCTGTAAGCACGGCAATATGACCTTCCGTACTGGAACATCAGCACGTGGACCGTGGAAAGCGTGGATGTGTTCTGCACCAAAGGGTGCAGCAGATAAGTGCGACCCTATCTTCCTAAGATAATACGATGCGGGAACCTCGTGAGTACGAGAACCCGCTATGTGCACAGATAGGTGGAGACTTCTGGTTCCCTGACAAAGAGGGAACAGTAAGTTTCAGTGAAAGTCAGTATGCGAAATCAATCTGCAAGGCTTGTACTCATAAGATCGAATGCGCTGAGTGGGGAATCCACAAGGAACAGTTCGGTATATGGGGTGGTTTGGCACCACGTGAGCGCCTTGCAATAAGAAAAGTTCGCAGAATAAATCTTGGAGGGGATGAGGAAGTTGCTTAATCTAAAGAGGGCGCTAGGCACTAGCACTATTAAGGCTGTGCCACTGCCTGATGTATGGACAGGGTTGTCTGCTCAGTCCATCAAGTTTAGACGAGGGCAAGTATGTATGGTTGCTGCTGCTCCTAATGCTGGTAAGAGTATGTTTGCTCTTGTCTATGCAATCAAGGCAAAGGTACCAACACTTTTCTTTTCCGCAGATACTGATACTGCTACGGTGTTGATGCGATCTGCAGCGCAGATCTCAGGACACACACAGTTAACAGTTGAAACCAATATGGATTACAAGGCTGACTACTACGCTGACCATCTATCTAAGATGTCGCACATACAATGGGTCTTTGATTCAAGTCCATCATTAGATGACATTGAATTGGAAATCAAAGCCTACGTTGAACTCTTTGGCATAGCACCTGAGTTAATTATCATCGATAACTTAATGAATGTTGCAGCCGAAACAGACAATGAATGGGCTGGGCTTCGTGCAATTATGATGGAGTTGCACGATATGGCACGCAAGACAGAGGCTTGTGTCTTAGTACTCCATCACGTATCAGAACAGAGTGAGTATGGATCCCCAATGATGCCACCACCACGACGTGCTATCCACGGTAAGGTCAGTCAGTTACCAGCACTGATACTTACATTAGGCTATGACCCAGGACAAGGGATGTTGCGGGTTGCTGCAGTGAAGAATCGATTCGGTCCTCATACTGCAGATGCATCACAATGGGCTACACTATTTGTTAACTTTGCTTCCTGTCAGATTGGAGATCAAGATGCACAAGGCAGAGCATACTTGCGAGTCTGATGGCTAACAAGAACGGACGTAAAGGTTCTCAGTTTGAGACAGATGTTATGAAATGGCTACGCAATGCGGGAGTTATGGCAGAACGTTTGACTAAGGCTGGGGCAAAGGATGAAGGAGATATGGTTGTTATCATATCTGGAGAAACCTACATCCTTGAACTCAAGAACAGGCAGACCCTTTCCCTGCCTGAGTTCTGGAGAGAAGCACAAGTTGAGGCGCTTAACTACGCAAAGGCACGAGGTATCGGGGAAGTCCCTCTGTCTTACGTTGTAGTTAAGCGTCGCAACGCATCAATAGATCAGGCTTGGGTAATCCAAGACTTAACTCAATGGCTAAAGGAGAAACAAATGCCAGTACCAGGTGGAGAAATAACAACAACAGAAATACTAGTACCAGTAGTAGAAGAAGTAGTTGAAGATTCAACTACTGAAGAAGAGGCAGATGATAGTACGCCTGAGTAGGGATGAAGTAAGAGTTTGTACGCTGCTTGCTACAGAGCGTTGGCTTGCTAAGTATGGGTCAGTAGATAGACCTAACTATGCAGAAGGTAAGAAGAACGGCTACTTAGAGCACGAACTTCTTGCCAATGTGCGAGCCAACGTCTCTGAGTGGGCAGTTGCATCTCTTACTGATACATCTTGGAATGTACCGTGGTATCCCAATGAACTACATCCTCGTCGGGCTAAGTTGCCTGATGTGGGTAATAACTTTGAGGTACGTACAGTACGCACACGTGATTCAATTCCATTTTGGAATAAGGATAACGGCAAGATCATAGTAGGCACAAAGATTATTGATGAAGATTATTACTCAGAGGTTGAAGTCTACGGCTGGTGCAACCCTGAAGAGTATGCAAAGGCACAGTACAGGGATGAAGCCATCGGTGGATGGCGTGTACCAGTAACAGAGTTGAAGGAGTTCTAATGATTTGTAATAACTGTATGGATGCAGGTGTAGAAAATTCTGTAGCCCATTACAAACGTGCTGCTAAGTATCACGACAAGTGCAATGACAAGGGGTGTGTATGCCAGCACAAGACTGGTCCAGGGTACGTAAAGCGGGAGGGTTCAAAGGTCCCGTTGATGCAAACACAATCCCCATAGGAGCAATTGTTCTTCACTACGGTGGAGAAGTAAGAGAGGGTAGAAGCGCATCTGTTAGGTGCTGCATCCACCCAGACAAAAGGCGTAGTGCTGTCATCAATACATATGACAACCTATTCTTTTGTCACACCTGTGGAAAGGGTGGCAACGCAGTAAATGTTGTCGGTATCATAGAGAACTTGGAGTTTAAGGATGCACTCAAAAGAGCAATCGAAATCGCTGCTGGAAGCGGTCACACATTACAGCAAAAACCTGGACGAAAAGGCACTGGCATATCTCGAAGGACGTGGGATCTCTGAGGAGATTGCATTACAGTATTCATTAGGACTAGTGACTGACCCTATCAATGGTCACGAACACCACGCTGGCTGGCTATCTATACCGTACCTGACTGCGTTAGGTATGTGCGTTGGCGTTAAGTTTCGTAGGTTAGATGATGGCAAGCCTAAGTATGGTGCACCTACTGGACAGAAGGGTCATCTGTTTAATGTTGCTGATGTAACTATTGATTCATCCACCATCGTAGTATGTGAGGGTGAGTTAGATGCAGTAGTTGTATCAGGTTTGATTGGCATACCTGCTGTCGGTGTGCCTGGAGTGCAGGCTTGGAAGCCACACTTTGTTAAGTTGTTTACTGGTTACGATACCGTCTATGTTGTAGGTGATAATGACATCAAGGAGGATGGCACTAACCCAGGTGCTGAGTTCTCTCGTCGTGTGTCACAAGAGGTAATGAACTCACGTATAGTATCATTGCCTGCATCAATGGACATCAATGACTTCTACCTTACACACGGTAAGGATGAGGCGTTGAAATTATTTGGAGGTGCGTGATGTATGACAATGACCGAGAGCGACTGGGCCACGATGCTACAGACTTTGCAGCATATGGGCTTTCAGATCCTTTCCGTGGATATGCAAAGCGAAGTGCTAACAATACGCCCGATACCAATACGTTCATAACAGATATGTGGAAGGTGCTAGATGATGCAGGTAACCTGCTCATCAAGAAGCACAAGGACTACGGTCCAACTAACATTAGCCTGTCCCCTGGTGGACCGCTTAATGGTCTGCGTGTGCGTATGCACGACAAGACTGCACGCATTAACCACTTGATTGATAGCGGTGCAACACCAGAGAATGAATCGTTGCGTGATTCCTTTATTGATCTACTTAACTACAGTGCTATTGCATTGATGGTACTAGATGGAACCTGGCCTCGTGACTGACCCACATCCAATACTCAACGACCTTGTACCTAGCGTGGTCACCATTGTGCACCGTCGCTATCGCAAGTATGTAGATCGTGCTGACCTAACGCAAGAAGCATACGCTTGGTTGATGACACGTGTATCTTACTTCAATGGGTTACTTGAAGAAGAGGATGAGACTAAGCGCCTTATCAATCAGAAGCGTATTGCATTTCAGATGCGACGTGGACTTGAACGCTATGCCCGTAAGGAGAAGGCTACTAGGTCAGGATACCAGACCAATGATGAGTCCTTCTATGATGTTACTACCATTGCACAGTTGTTACCATACGTTATCGCAAGCGTAGTCAATGAGACTGCCATTGAACAAGCACAGAACCTAGTCAATGATGGCACACCACGCAAGCCTGCAGCACCCGCAGAAGGTGGCAACCTATTAGCCACACTCATTGACATCAAGAAGTCTTATGAGTTACTAGATGAGGACGAGAAGAACATCTTGCGCCTTCGATACCACGAGAACTACACACTGCAACAGTTAAGTGAGGCAACAGAGTGTGCTATCTCTACTGCTGATCGCAGATGTGGCAATGCATTACGTAAGATACTTAACTTTATGGGAGGGGAGTCGCCTTACCAATGATGTATGACTATCGTTGTCCTGATTGCAATGGTGAGATAACTGTTGAGCGATCCATCCACGAAGAACCACGTGAACCATCCTGCTTTGAGTGCCACATACCTATGATTCGTAAGTGGGCTTCTCCTTCTATTACATTTAAGGGCAAAGGCTTCTACTCCACAGGCGGATAGCAAAGAACCCCACCGCAGGAAGGGTTTGCGGTGAGGTCCTGGTCGCCCGAAAGGAGGATGCACTTATAGTGTATCAGTACCATCCTCTTCTGTCGCTATGTTGGAGAGCGCGACACGCACTCCCTCCATAGCGGTGACTAAGGTATCGTAGGCCGTGAAGGATTTGTAGTTCAGGCTGTCCACTACGCTCTCTAAGGAGTTGAGCAATTCCGTAAGCCGTGCTTCTTGGTTTGCCCGAAGCGTCTCTTGGGCGAGCCAAGTGGTCGAAGCGGGATTCACGGGTCCATAAGGTGATGAGACATCTGATCTGGTCTTGATTGTAACCGAGTGCTCGTGCGTAACTAATTGCAAGTGATTTGTTCTCACGCTTCTCCTCCATCGTTGCCTTCGTCCGTGCTTCTATGAATGTTTTCTTTGAGGGTAGCAGCACCTCGTCCGTCTGCTGTGCGGATACGAACACCAACAACAGGGACAGTATTGCCACTAAGGTCAAGCCACGTTTTACCTTCTTGTTCATCTGTCTTCTTCTCCATTTCGAGCAACTGCTTATAGGTATCAGGGTATAGATGAGCAAGACGTACTAGCGCACGATCTCTTGCCCTTCTGTAGTTACGTTGGCGCACTGCCTGGTTAGCAGCACCGCGCAATCTTTTATTTTCCGCCTCCATTATTTGTCTTATCCTCCCATACAATTAGAACATAGGCTATCAGCATTACTATCGCTATCCCTATCACTAGGTTCATTGTGCACCTGCCATTACTGCAAAGACAATCTTTGTAATATCAATGGGTTCAATTATCAAGCGAGCATCCTCTTCCCCTGCTTCCCAACAGGACACCAATAGGCGTGAGTTCAAGGGTGATTGGCGTAGCCATTGGACTGCGCTATGCGGGTCTTCCCCGCCCCATACTGCGTTGCCTTCCTCGGTTGCTATCTCGTAGAAGTTTACCAGTTTATTCTTTGGGTGGAATCCCACCACGTTGTCCTCACTCACTTACTTCCTCCTTCAGACTATCAATCAGGGCTTTCATTTGGTTGTAGGTGATAACGCTTTCCAGTCTACCTGCAAGGTACTCATCAGCGTTATCTCCGTATACCTTGCGTGATAATTTCACAAGGTTATAGACGGTGTACTCCAGTTCAATCTCTTTAATTGTCATCACTTCCTCCTTCGTTGAATGTATCTACCATAGACAGGGCGTAGGTCATACGCATTAGGTTCATACCTGCCTCCTTCTCCATCTTCTCATCACCATCTATAATCTGTGCCAGTGCAAGGTCACGACATAACTCAGCCTTTGCACGCCAGTACTCTACCGTAGGCTCAGACATTAGTTTCCTCCTCTAGTACGCGACCCTTAAAGTCACTACTAATTACCTTGACAACATCATCTCCTGTAAAGATGTAATCCCAGTCCCACTTCTTAGGGTCACCGTCATAGGTTTCAATCTCAATTGTCACTAGCCATCTGTCCTTCATCTTCTGCCCCTTCCTTTACTAGATCATTGATCGTCTTCTCCACCTTGTCTGATGGTAGGTCTATCCTAGATAGGGCTTCACCTAACGCTGTGCGCCAGTTACTGCCTTCTCCTGCTGCGATTAAGTCAGGCTTTGCGCCTGCAAAATCCCATAGTTCCACTTCGTACCGTTTGTTATCGGGTATAACTACTACCGTAAATACAAACTGCGCCATCTTATCCTGCTCACTCATCATCTTCTCCTTTGTGCATCGCCTTCTCCATCCAATATGCCACGGTGACAATTGGGATTCCATATACTAACAGTAAGCCCCATAGGATTATCGCATCATCAATCATTCTTCTTCCCTCTCGTGTAAGTATCCTCCCATAGTAGAATGTAATCCTGTATGGATAACCACGTCTCCCATACTGTCCACCGTAAGCCGTGCCCCTGGCATATTCTCTTCGACCCATTCTCTTAGGTCTTGAATCGTGTCTACCTCTTGCAACTTCATCTTGTCACCCTCCAATCTTCCCAGTTATACCGCGCTCCCTTTGGTGCAGTCTCTCGAATCAATGTCACGCCACACTTACAGTTTGTCATCACCATTGAGTAATCTTCACTATTGAGCGGTACTAATACCGTCTCCGCCCCGTTTGGTTCGTGCTTATGGTTCAACGCTTCTTGAATCATCTCTTGCAACTTCACGCCATTACCTCCTTCTTTGCCTTGCTAATCTCTCTTTGTAGTTTGTCTGCTAACTTTGCCAGTCTTTGGCTTCTCTCGTCTCCGTGAGTGCCTTGCGTGTCATACCAAACCGCGCTTAATAAGTCGCGCATCTCTTCGAGGGTAAAGGTGCTCACGCCTTGACCTCCTTCTTCTCCGCAATCAATAGCCCTGTGTGAATCCCCGCAATTAGTTTGCGTAGGCTGTGGGCTGCTTCTGCCTTGCTTCCTCCTAGATAGTCACTGAATCCGCGAGGTTCACAGTGCCCTGAGCCGTACTTACTACCGCCTGTAAAGTGGACGCGCCAGGCTCGCCCGTAGGTCTTGCTTCCCTCTTGTAGTACTAAGTGCGGGCGCTTCATTAACTCATAAGGCGCATCCTCCACCACTTCGCCCTCGAATAGTGGCTCGATTAACTTCTCAAGCGTCGCCACTAATGAGCGAACTTCTTCTATTGTTGTTTGCATTATCTTCTCTCCTCCCAATCCTGTTGGTCTTGCTCGTGTCCGCATTCCGTGCAGGTGTAACTCATTATGTTACTTTCCTGTTCGTACTCTCCCTCAATATCCAATAGGTCAATGTCGCATTCTTGGCAGAATGTTGAGATAATCATTACGCCACCTCCACAGTCTGAGCCTTGCCATATTCACGAATAACATCTTCTAGTTTGTCGATTGAATCGATATCAATCTCCTTCTCGTTTGGATTTTCATCCGCCACGGCTCGCGCTAAGTCTTCCTCCTTGATAATGAATAGGGTGTCGCCTTGTGCGGTCGCGGTGTCAATCGTCCACCAATCGCCATTCTCGTTTGATACGTAGTAAACTGCCATTCTAAGCCCCTTCCTGAGCCTAAGGCGGGGCGGTCTTGCCCCTTGCCTTGTGCCCCCGTGAGAGTGTGAGTCTCTAGCCCGTAGCGCGGGGGCGGTCTTGCTAATCTTACGCCCTAACCTCCTCGATTACTAGGGTCTCACGGTCTATCTTCTCGCAGAATGCCCGCGCCTCTTTCAAGGTGTTAAAGGTCTCGCGGTAATCAATCTCACGCCCGAACGTATAGCGCCCCGCCGTATATGAGAGGTAGTAACCTCCTCCTCTCTTAATGTAGTAGTACTCAAACGCTCTTGTCGTGCCCTCCTTGCTCCTCTGTCGCGTGTAGATACTGTTCGACACTTTCGGATTCCATTCCATTAGTTCACCCCGCAAGCGGTCAAGAATCGAGCGCGGTCGAATCGGGGATTGTCTGCCCCTAGTGCATCCGCGAACTTATAGGCTAGGTCTGCCTTACTGTCTGCACTCGCGTGCCAACTAGTGGCGATTGTGTCTGCTATCATTACGTAGTCTTTACGTGTCATTCTTGTTGCTCCTCTTGGGTCAATTCAAACCGTTTGGCTTGATAGGTAGAACTATATGCGGGTGTCTACCGTATGTCAAGCGATAACAAGGGTATTTTGGTAACAGTTTGATAACGTTTGGCTGAATAAATCCTGAGAATAACAAGGGTTAGCCGTGTCGATAAGTCGACAATTCAAGAGGTGTTCGATAGTTGAAAGTTCAATTACTTTGCTACTCGCGGGTAACATAGCGGGATATAACAAGGTAGACAGTTGAGCCTTGAATGTCTAAGGCTTGAGTAAAGGTTTATTAATGGACATATGATTATGATATGTACACCCGCCGAAGGGGGAGCAGGCCATCTATTTTTGACTAGTCAGGCAGACAAGCAGTCAGGTACGGTCAGGCCTGGTCTGGCCTGGTCTTGACTGGTCAGGAATGGTCACCCCCAGGTGTTAAGTTTGACGGCGGCAGTACACATACTCCCCAACAAAAAATATACGCTAAAGTGAGATCCCCTGGAAATGTCCTATTTTGTACACATATTCTATGTGACCTTAGTCACAAAACGTAAATAAAATCTACCGTAGACGGGAAATCGGTTATTTTTCCTGCCTTATATATAGTAGGGAGTAAAACGAACCAGTACTAGTTTTACGACCGTTACTCGCTACGTTGGCACTACGCGAGTCCCCCTAGGACGAGCACCAACTTACCCCTCGCTGCGCTGTGGCTTGCTCGGGCGCTAAGCCCGAA